GCGGACATCTTTAAGACGTGCTCGGCCTGGTCAGCTTCGGCCACGGCTTCAGACCTGGCGGCGGCTACCTCGGCGGTCTCCCCCGTCAGCGCTGCGATCTTATTGATCGCCAATATCCTCTCAATAAAGAGATTATTGATCGCCTCTTCGGCGGTGAAGGTCTCTGCGGACATCTGCCGGCGCAGGCCGGCCAGGTCATTGATCTGCTTCGTCAGATCCTTGACAGCGGTGGCCGCGCCCTCTGCGCCCTCTTTGTCTTTGGTGAAGGCACCCCCGTCACCTTCACTGCTGGCACTGGCGATGATCTTTTTCTGGGCGGCCTGATATCTGCCCATCTTTGTGGCTGCCCGATCCAAGATGGATGCCACAGACTCCATGGGATCTGACGATGCCTTTTCGGCCAGCTCGTCAAAGAGCTTGCGGGCCTCGCCCACATGACCCGACACGCCCAGCCACAGAGCTTCCAGCACTGTGAACGATGCGCCGAAGGCCTTGGTCATGTTGTCCATGACGCCGCCGGCGGTGGTGCCAAGGTAGACGATGCCCGCGGCCAGGTCATTGATCACACCGGCGGCGCCGCTCTGGCCCATGCTCTCGCCAATGGCGTCACCTGCGCCCCACATCGCAGTCTTTAGGCCGGCCATCTCACGCTGCCAGCGGTTCGCGGCATCGGCAGCACCGGGGCCCACATCCACCCCAAACTCAGCGGCGGCGGCGATGAAGGTGTCAAGGGCGGCGGGGTCACCGAGGGCCTGCAGAAGCTTGGTACCACTGGCGCCAAAAAGGTCCGAAGCCCGCACGGCACGGAGGGTGGGATCCTCAATGTCCCCCAAGGCCTTCATGGTGTCGCGGATCACATCATCACCGCTGCGCAGCTCTCCCATGGCGTCGTGGGTATTCACGCCCAGATCGGCAAAGGCCTCCACCGCGAGCTTGACCCCTCGATCAGCATCGCCCATGAGCTTGGGCACCTTGGCCAACACGCGGCTGAGGTTGCCGAATTCCTGGCCGCTGCCCTCTGCAGCCATGCGCAGGCCGGCCAGCACTTCCGCGCTAATGCCTGTCCGCGTGGACATATCCAGCAGCTCGTTTTTGTTATCAGCAAGCTTTTGATTCCAGACGGCCCAGGCCGCGCCTGCCGCGGCTACGCCCTTGGCCACCTTGCCCAAGGTGTTGCCAAATTTCTGCCACTCCTTGCGGCTATTCTTGGCGGCCCGCTTTGCGGCCTTCTCTGCCTTCTGAAGGTTGCGGTCAAGGCTCTTGACCATGGCCTTGGCTTCTTTCTCAGTCAGCCCAGGGATCTTGGCCAGGTTTTCCTTCAGCGAAGAAATGTCAGCCTTGTATTTAAGCTCGACGGTGCGAGATGACCCAGCCATCAGCGGCCTGCCTCAATGCGTGCCAGCTCATCTGCAAGCTGGCGGGCCAAGCCTTCCACCAGGCGGGGCTTCATGCCCGGCTTAAAAAGCAGCGTGTGCGTGGGGCTGCGCACCTTGACCTCATCATTGACGACATCTTCATAGGGCCACAGCGGCCTGATGTAGTACGAATATTTGGCCGTGTTGATCACCATGATCTCCACCGCATCGCGGGTGATGCGGGCGATCGTCTGGAATTTGTTGCGGCTGCGCCGGGGGTCAGACTTGGCCTTTTGGTAGCGGGCCCGGGCTTTGCCCAAGATGCTGTTGTAGGTGCTGCGATCGCCGCGCTGCAAGGCCAAGAGGGCCACATAGCGGGCGCCAGGGCTAACGATCCGGGTGGGCCACAGCCGGCGGGCATTGGCCTCCACCTCCTCTGCGGTCTTTTTCATCAGCGACAAAGAGCGCGGGATCGCCTTCTCCAGAAGCCTCTCCAGATCCCTGACCCACGGCTGGTTGATTTCCATCATCTGCCGACCGGAGCCCACCACCACCTTTGAGGGAAAGCCCATCAGCTGCCCAGCCAAAAGGCCTGGGCCTCATCGGCCACGGATACCCCGGGCTTCAGCTCTGCCGGCCTCTTGGACCGCGGCGGCTCGGTGGTGATCCGATGGTAGGCCATGACTTTGATCTGTTCCTGTCGGGGGAGAGAATGAAACCAGCCTGGACCATCGCCGTAGGTGAGGCCCAGGTGCAGAGCCATCAGATCGGCGCCGCCTCGGCGGCATCGGTAAAATTCGCCGCCGTGTCCACCTCTGGCTCACGCGGGAAGAGGGATGCACACAGCACATCGATGACCACCACTGCCGCGGCCATGAGCTCTTCACGCGTATGGCCCGCGCCCATCAGCGCGTTGTACACGCTGCGCCCGTAGACGCAGACATCAAAGCCGTGGCCCTCAAAGGCCTGGTGGCCTGGCGCGTCGAGCGTGGGCACCGCCAAGCCAAGGCCGGCCATCAAGGCCCAGCCCTGGCGGCGGGGCTTGCCCGCGGCCTCGTGCCACGACATCGCCACATCTTCACGCTCGGCAAAGCCGGGCAGGGTGATGGGGTAGTCTTGGCCCTTCAGCGTGATCACGTGCGTTCCATTGGTCATTGCAAAGTGCTCCTTTGCTCTGGTGGTGGGGGTGGAAGCCGAGGGCTCACACCATCGAGATCGCGCCGTAGCAAGTGAAAGAAACGCTGACCGAGTTGGGATCGCCCTCGCTCACATCCACGGTACAGTGGCAGTCATCAAGGACGATCTGGTGATCGGCGGAATCGCCGTGGTCGGTGCCCTCGATCGTCAGCTGGATCTTCACGCAGTAAACTTCACCGGTGAGCGTGGAGAGGTTGCCACTGAAGCTGCCAGACTTCATCAGAAAGTCAATCATGGTCTGATCGCTTGCGTCTGAGATGTCGGCCAGGTGGGCGGTGAACGCGCCAGATGGAAAGGTCTGGTTGCCCAGGCGCAGCGTGGAAAGGTCGCCGCGGTCCATGTAGGTGGTCACCTCTTTCAAGCTCTGGCTGAGGCCGGAGATCGAAAAGTCACCGGCCTCCAGGCTGACCGTGTAGTTGACGGCGGGGGAGGTACCGTCAAACAGCTTGATCTCTCCATCGCGAAATGACTTCAAAAAAGTGGATGCAGGCATGGGTCAGCCCTCCTTGGGGCGCGGTGCCTTGGCCTTGGCTTTCACCTTTGGCGTTGGCTTGGGGGGGGTGGTCGAGAGAAAATGGTGGGCCCGGGTGCAGGCCAGGCGGTGGCGGGGATCCACCTGCCGCTTGATGGCGTGGCCCGGGTGCTCGAGTTCAGCCCAGCCGGGCAGGTGTGCGTCCAGCAGGGCGGCGGCTTCTTTGTGGGTCATGGTCATGCCAGGGCCAGAAGGTGGGTGCAGTCAAAGTGCACTTCGCCCATGAACCACTCGCCCGCGTCATCCACTTCACGGATCGGCACCTCTGCAAAGATCACCTGGAGATCGGCCCGTGTGGTGGACGTTGGATCCATGCAGGCCTTGATGATGTCGTGTTCTGCATCCAGGGCCTGGCCGTAGTCGGCCACCTGATCCTTGGGTCGCAGGCGGAAGAGAAAGCGCACGGCGGCGGTGGTCTTCACCGAAGTTCCGACGGTCACCCGCTGGCGGTCCCCAATGGGCTGGGTGCGGACCATGCCCACCGAATAGACGCGGTGGGCGATGCTGCTGGGGTCTCGACCAAAAGAGCTGTATGGGCTCTTTGATTCTGCCCACCCGGTGATGCCACCCACTGCGGTGGAGATGCGGCCACGCACTTCTGACACGGTGAGCGCTGCCATATCAGCCTCGCCCACTCAGCCAGATGGTGGGACGGGCTGCCCGCCGGCTGTCCTTGCTATCCGCAAAGCCATCGTCATCTGCATCATAAGACATGGAAATACGGTGCCAGCCGATGCCATAGAGCTTGCCGTACTGATTGGCCATCTCCAGCCATTTGCCTTCCCCTGCTGACATGTGGAAGTCAGTGAAAATTAGTTCCAGCGTCTTGAACAGATGGACCTCACGGAAGGCGTGGGGATTGACCACCAAATAGGGTCTGTTGCCGTCACCGATCAGGCGGTTTTCAATCTCTGCCCAGGCTTCATCAAGGTACTGCTGGTAGCTCGTCAAAGAGCTTGGCCGAAGGTCAGCCAGATCGGAATGGCGCCGCGTCAGATCGTCGTCAGTGACCACCGGATAAAGGCGCCGGCGGACCATCCCACCATCTGTGCGGAAGATGTGATCCACCCCATCGGGCATGGTCAATGACCACTCCACCAGCCACCCCGCCCCCAGGAGCTCAGCCGATAAGGTGGCGTTGGCCACGCTGTATTGGGCCACGTCACCGGACACGGTGACCGCGGCGGCGGTGACCACGGCCACATCACTGGCGTTGAATATGGACACGGTGCCAGAGGATGGCGCGGCTAAGGCACCATCCCGGTAGACGGAGCACTTGATCACATTGTCGCGGCCACGCTCCAGCCACTCAGGGCTGAGAAAGCGGGCCGTATACAGTGTGTCAGTGGTGCTCATGAATCACCCCTTGGGCCGGTCCACGCGGGTGGCGGCCTTGATGGCTGAGGCCTTGGCATCCTTGGCGGCCTGGGTGCCGCCGGATTGGTAGGCGCGGCGGGTCATCTCTTCCACGGCCTGGCGGGTGGTGCGCTTTTCGTCAGACATTGGCGGCCACCTTCTTCTTGGTGCGCTTGCGCTTGGCTGGCTTCTTCATTGTCTCCAGCATTGCCGCGGCCTTCTTTGCGGCGGCCTTGCTTGCGCGGTCTTCCTTGCCATCCTTGGCAGCCAGGCGGGTGGCCTGCTGGGCCACCAGCGCTTCCTTGATGTCATCGTCCAGGGGCTCGATGTGGCCCGCGTCGATCAGGCGAAAGAGGAAATCTTTGTAGCCGTCCATGTCTGGCTTGATGATGACGCGGCCACCCACCTGTTTGATATCCACCCACTTTTCAAGGTGGACAGGGCCGCGGGTTCCAGCAAAGACGATGCAGTAGTCTTCCCCAATGGTGTCTGGATCGAGCACCACCCAGCCCGCCTGCCGGGCGTTTTCACGTGCGCCGGCCTCGGACATGTTGTGGCCGATCCCGTTGATCCCGGGCTCCAGCTTCATCTTGGAGAGAATCGGGCACCAATCGCCCTCAATGATCCCCCACCGGGTGGGGTGGGCCTTGTAGAGAAAGGCAGGCGCGGGCGGCAGGTTCAGGCGCTGGGCCTTGCCCTGGCGGCGCTTGACGGGCTCACCCTGGATTGTGCCTGAGCTTGCGGTGGGGGTCTTTGGATCAAATGCCATGGGTGTGCTCCCTGTGGTGGTGGCGTGTTTGTTTGTTTGTCAAAAAGAGGCGACCCAAGGCACTCCACCAAGGAGACCCAAGGGAGCACAGAGCCACCTTGGGCCGCCTGGGAAAGGGTCAAGCGTCGGTGATGATGCTGACGCCCCTGGCGTCCTCAACGATGCCCACACCGACGTAGTAGTTGCCCACCACCTTGGTGAGACCACCGGATGCAGAGCGCTCGAATTCGACCACGATCTTGGTGCCCGCGGGCATCACCAGGTCACCAGCTCCGCGCACTGCGGACATGGCGCCATCGGCGTAGCCCACAGCCCCTTGGCCCCACATGCCGCCGGCCCTATCAGCCCCGGCATTCGAAGTTGGAACCTGCTGCGAGGTGAAAATATCCACCCCGTTGTAGCTACCGGAGTAGCCCTGGCCCTTGATGGCCAGCATTTCAGGCGTGGCAGGATCAAACTGGATGACGCCAGAGGAGCCACGAAGGGCACCCTGCAGATCGGTCAATTGGACCGGGTGGAGCAGGCAGAAATAGGGCCCGGGGACGCCAGCCAATGTCAGCGCAAACTGAGCATCAAACCAATTGTCCACGGTCATGTCCACGCCACTGGCGCCGGCGGTGGTGGTGAAGTCATCGGTGATGGCAGCCACCATCTCGGTGAAACGCATGTCAGCGGATCCGACCATCGAAGCAGCCAGGCGATCGGTGTTCAAACCGAGGGTATCTGTCAGGTTCGCAAGGTCGCTGATCTCATACTGGAGGGCCTGGCGTGCGATCGTGATCGACGGGCTGGCATCGGTCAGCGCAGAGTTGGTGACGGCGGCGCCCTCAGCAATTGCGGCCATCTTGTCGCTGCCATCAAGGCCCGCCAGGGGCACTTCAAGAGCGGTCGATCCGCGGCCTGCGATGTCACCGTAGTAGGTGATCGCGGGGTGGCCCCAGAGGCCGGCACGGTCAGCCAGCGCCAGCTGGATGTCTTGATGAAGGATCGCGGACAGACGAAGATCGCCCAGCCCAGAAAAGAGAATTTCGTTAGCCATGGGAGCACCAGAATGGAATTGTGAAGTGGTTTACATCCACTCACCCTTTCCGCTGGTACGGGTGCGACCCGAGGCGAGAACAATCAACACCAACATAGTATCGCATTGGGTGATGCAGCGTCAAGACCTACCCAAGCGAAGCCTTGATGGCTGCACGCTTCTCGCGGTATTCATCCAGGGACATGTGGCTAATGCTCTCTGGGGTGAAGGCACCGGGGGCAGCGGTGTGGGGGATGGCCCCAGCGTCTGCCCGGGGTGGCGTGGCCAGAGGTGCGGCGGTGGCGGCGGGGGTCTCAGTGGCTGCGGCCACCGGAGCTGCGGCGGTGGGGGTCTCTGTCGCAGGCGAGGTGAGCAGAGCAGCCGCGGACCTGGGCAGGCTGTCCCGCTCGGCCAGCCAATCGGACACGCTCACGCCCTCAGGTGCCCGGCGGTCAAAGATGGCCAGCAGATCGGCCACGTCTTCAGGGTCACTGACCCCGGCACCCATGACAGCCACAGCCCTGGCGTGGGCATCGCCCTGGGTGGCGAAGCGGCTTTCAAGATCGGCCAGCTTGGCCGTGAGCTCTTCAGCATTGGTGGCCGTGGTCGATGCATCAGCGGCGGCTGATTGTGCGTCAGCCAGCTCAGCCTTCAGGGCGCGGCGCTCGCTATAGACCTCATCGAATCGAGACTTGGGGACAGCATCTTCGTTGGGCTTTTCGCAGTGTGGGCAGTTGTAAGGCATGGGGTGCTCCCTTGGTGAATCAAGCGATCGGGGTGGGGGTGAAGGTCCGGCCCACTGAGCCCATGATGGCCTCAGCGGTGACAGGGGGAAGGTTGAAGAATGAGCTGAGCATCTGCACGCCGGTTGCCCGCGGCAGCTGTCCAGCGCTCACGCTGGCCACGATGGATTGAGCGGCCAGCACCTGGGCGCCATTCAGCGCGGTATCCTGCAGCTTGTCCACCCCGCTGCCCTCGGCGGCATCGGTGACCAGGGCCAGGGGTGCGGGCCCGCCGTTGATGGGCTCGACCTCTGGATCGTCTTGGGTCTTGATGGCGGCCAGGTCGGCCTTGGCCTGGGCTTCAGTCAGCCCGGGGTGGAGCGTGCGATATCCGGCCACCCGGTCCATCAACCCAGCCTCCAGCATTTCCACCACGTGCTTGCGGCGGCCCTCCAGCTCTTGGGCAGACAGCGGGATCTCTTGGTACACCACCGCGTAGCCACTTTCCGGCAAGCTCGAGCCATGCACGCGGTTCAGCATGATCGCCGTGAGCGAGATCAGCAGCGCGTC